GATTTATAGTGACCCCGCTATAGAACCAACTAGTGCCCCTGCTTCTTTACCTACTTTTGAGCATCAATTTGATTTACAACCTATTGAACCATTCGGACCTGATGCAAAGGCGACTCCTTATTCCTTGTATAACTCGTCAGGATATATGCACGAGTTCGGTTGGAATGTACCTGTTACATTCGATTATCATATAGGTAGGGATGGGAAGATACAAATAATGCCCTTCTCTGAACCTAAGCGTATGAGGCTGGTTCAGCCTACTCGTAAATTTTGGGGCGCTTTGGGAATGCAAGATGTATTAGACGGCGTTGATTGGCGACAATACAACTTAGCAGAGCATCAACCTGCTCAATTCAGAAATGATAGAAATACTTTCAACTCATTCGCTAAATCTGAATTTAACTTAGCAACCTTGACTAATCCAGATATAATAAGAAAAGAGATAGGTAAAGAAGTTCCTATTCTTCAACCAATGCATCGCATCTTTGAACTTGGGGACCTTGAGCACTTAAGAGGATTTACAGGAGATTGGATTGTGTCTGCTATGCCAAAAGGTGACAGGGGCTTTGTTAAGAAAGAAGATGAAGAGGTTTCATCTGACGCTTTTACTTTATCCGATGAAGACAAAGATAATTTCAAGAAGGTAACTGATAACGATTATCATTTAGATGTTTTCAAAACTGATGAGGGCTACTACATATTTGATATACTGAAATACGATGATAAAGAAGTTCACGACATACCCATGGATGAAAGAATAAAAATACTTAGAGGCGGATTAGAAGGTGTAGAAAACATACATGTTCCAAGCGCCAGTGATACTCGACTTACAGATGATGCTGGTCTTAAATTGACTGTCGATAATTTACAAGAGGAGCATGATGAGTTGTTACTTAGGGATGCTAAATCTACTTACATGGCTGGTGAACTACGCCATCCTAAATGGGTTTTGTTGAGTCCCGGCAATGATGTAGTAGTCAGAGTATTAGAGCGTAGAGGTAACGGACCATATACTTACAGATTAGGGACTGGCCCAATTACACAAGATGACGATTTAGGAGACAGGGCTGTAGAGTCTGATGGAGAAATGTACATGGATTTGGGCGCTGCTTTCGATAGTCCTGACAAATACAATGAGGGCGACCATGTGAAGGTTAATGTTTCCAATGTAGCCGAATCAGAAACTTCTGATGGTAATAAATTGTATACAGTAAGTGGTTCTGATATTCAAGAGGAGGCTGAGGGCGAAGGGTTAGTTAGTCAAGAAACGCTTTCTTTGTTAGCAAAATCTGAAAATCCTCAATGGCTGTGCGAAGTCTATAGAGCAGGTAGCGGTATTAGAGTAACTATGCCTCAAGGAGATGTAGTTTACAAGTGTACACAATCTGGTAGTAGTTGGACTGTTCATAGTCCACTAGCGTCTAATACCTATCTCATAAGAATGTCTGAAAGTCAAAGACCTTACTGGGCACCAGTTGCAGGTGCTTTACTCAAGGCTGATGTGGAAATAACCGAGCCAGAGCAAGAAGATAAAGCAGAAGTGCACGAATCTAAAAATGATGGTAAGCCGTTGATGCCCCCTAAGAAAATAAAAGATTCGGAGTGGTGGGCCAATCAAAGTAAAAACAAAGTTTTAGTTAAGGGTTTACAATTAGTAGAAAAGTTACTGAAAAGTGGAGTAGGTGCAGTAGGTCAATCGAGTACAGGTACTATGGGTCTAGGTATTGATTATGCTACCCCTATAGAATCGCCTATGGGACCGACTAATTTACACGATAAGAAAACTATGCCCGATTACGATGTTAGAGACATGGAGGAAGATTCTTCTATAGAAGCAGATACTGAGGAAAAGGAAGAGTCTAAACGCATGACTGTGCCTACAAAAGAAGGCGTTTTGGAGATAACAGAGGATTCTGCCATCTTCCGTACTTAGTTATATAGTATGAGCATTGTCTATAGAAGCAATGACAGCCTCATCTTTGCTGAGAACCTCTCCGGTTTCGCATTTTGGTGACATTAACATTATCAAGGCTGACAATGACTTGGTTATCGCTGGATATGCATCTGTTGAGATGGTAGATAAGCAAGGGGATTTAATTACTCGTGGCGCTTTGAAAAACGCCTTTGGTGACTTTATGAAAGCAAATGGCTACCGTAATGTTCAACTAGCACATTCCAACATACAAGTAGGGGAAGTAATTCCTAACTATACAGACTCTGACGGAAGAGTTTGGAAATCCGGTGTCGATGATGCCGGAATGTTTGTAGTAATTAAACTACGAGATGATATAGAAAAGGCAAGAGAAGTTGCCAACGAGATTCGCAAAGGTGCCCTTAGAGGTTTCAGCATCGGAGGACAGGCATTCAAAAGAATGAATAAGTCTGACGATAAACATGGAAATTATACAGAGATTTCCAAGTTGGAACTACATGAGGTTACTATTTGTGAAAAAGGTATAAACCCGGAGGCGACATTCCGTATATTGAAGGAGGACAATAGTATGACAAATGAAAATAATGCAATGACTGAACTATCGAGTGTGTTAGACAGATTGAATGGCCGCCTTGACGCAATGGAAAAAGGCGAATTTGCGAAAGAAATGGATAAAAAAGCCATGCCAGAAGGTCTTAGAGAACACATGGAAGATAAAAAAGATAAAAAAGACGAGGCTAAAGAAATGGCTGATAAAGATGAAGAAGAAAAAATGTACGGTGCCGACCACAAAGGTATGCATGGTGAAATGGCTAAGGGTGAAGAATACTCTGATGTTATCTCCAGCGACTACCTGAACTGGATGGAAAGTACCTTGAAAGGACAAGGTGTTGACATTGGTGGCGCTCGTGCTCACTTTGACAGCGTATCTAAAGCAAATCTTGGTAGCACACCAGAAGCAATTGGTGACGGTGCTGACTACTTCGCTGGACAAGTTAAGGGTCGTGCCCAAGAAGGCGGAAACCCATCAACTGGTGCTGTTGGTAAAATAAACAGTGGTAAAGAAGTAGCCAAAGGTTACCTAAGCCCAAGTAATGTTACCTCTGCTGATGTAGAGGCTGCTTATGAAGTTTACAAAGCCGCTGCTCTTGAAGAACAATTCAAAAGCAATCTAAACGGTGTATTCGCTGAAAGACTTAACAAAGAACTTACTTCGGAAGCCCAAGCAAGAGAAGCCGCTTCATTCGATGCAAGAACACCACTTGCTAACATCGAAAAGGCTCTATCTGACTTGAGTTCAAGAATCGACAATATCTCCACTGCTGCTCCAGAAGCAACAATTCGCAAGAGCAGTGACATGTCCAAAGTTGAAATACCATCAACTGAGGAACTTAACTCAATGAGTTGGGATGATGTACACAGACTAGCAGGGAGTGTCTGGAACTAGATAAAGGAGGACTATATATGGCAAGAAATTATATGAGAACAGTAAATGATATGGAGCGCTATTATTATGGCGCTGGGCAAAGCATGGGGTATTCCTACAGTGGTTCAGAACTATTGAAGGCTGACGCACCTATGCTTTCCACTACAGCGGGAACATACCAAGCAATATACGGTAGAAAAGTATGGAGCCAGTTGAACCAAGAGTTCAACGCTTTTTCCGTTCTACCTAAGAAACCTTGGGACAGAAGTGGATGGCGTGTTGTAACCGCTAAGCCTTCTGAGGATGTTGGCGGCGGAATCGCAGAGAACGGTACTCTACCAGAAACTCAAAAACCAATTTTCCAAAATGTTGCAGCAAAGCCAAAAACCATCGCTCACTCATTCGATATGTCTGAGATGGCAATTTTCCTAAACGATAAAGATGATGGTCTAGGTGACATTCGCTCAGTATTGAAAGAAGAAATGGGTAAGCACCACGCAGAGATGATTAACAAGATGTTACTAACTGATGTTAATACACCAGCAGGTAATAACATTGAGTCGTTAGACCGTGTTACTGCTGCTCACAGTGCCCTCGCTACTACAACAGCAGGTATGAACGGCTCACACGACAACTTAAGTGATGTTGACGACCTAGATATTTACAGTATTGACAGAGCAAACAACTCTTGGTCGAATGCAGAATGTAGTAACAATGTTGTCTCAAACACAGCAACTAACAGAACTTTGAGTCTGGACCACATAGATGAATTGTTTAGAAGACTATGGGAAAGAGGTGGCAATCCAAAGGTTATGCTAACTGGATATGACACTTTGATGAGACTTCAACAACTTCTACAAAGCCAACAAAGGTTCATGGAAGAAAAGCGTGTTGTACCAACTTACAACGGTGTTAAGGGTGTCCCCGGTATGGAAGCAGGTTTCATTGTAGCAACTTACAATGGAGT